GTGATGATTGTAAGGGAACAATAAATGTTTCTCTAGCACCTAAATGGAATATGATTGCATATCAATCATTTCTAGCCAAGCATGGTATTGAATTTACCATGCCTGACAAAACATCCACTATGGTAGAATACATGGAGTGGGATGAAGCGGAATTCCTGAAGCGAACCGATGCATATATTCCTGAATTGGAATGTATAGTCGGAAAACTTTCTGTAGACTCAATTTTCAAAAGTTTACATTCAGTTCTCAAATCAGATGTACTCTCCCCCACAGATCATGCGATAGCTACTATAGATGGCGCAGCATACGAGTTCTTTGCCCACGGCAGAGAAGCCTATGATGATGCCATAAATAAGCTCCAGTTGATATCTAATGAATTTCAAATTAGACCAACTGGTATCTTCAAAACGTATGATATGCGTGTTGAAGAGTGGAAGAGCATCCACGACCCTAGTTCCCTCGAGATTACCAGCAGCGACAGCTGTTAGGCCTTGGGACCTTTGTACATAGGAGGGGCATTTGTGTGTCCCTCCATACATAGCTGTCGATATTGTATATAGCTCATTGAGCAAAATTCGTTACGCAACACGGGGTTAGCTTGCGTAACATTGAACATATAACCTGGAATTTGTAATTATTGTATAAAGGGCAACGCGCCAGCCCAAAGGCGCGCACAACAAGGGGCGGAGACCCTGAACGAAGCAGATGGTGCTTTTTCCACACCATCTGCATCCTCATTATCGTATAGTAGTGAGGAATTCGTACCACAATCTGGTTTTGAATTAATTAACAATTCCAATATGGTTCGGGAAACAAATACAGTTTTTAGTGATTATAATCCTGGTATGACTTATGACATGGGAGACATGTCTGACACCACTTATGGGGTCAGTGATGATAGTGCTATGTCATTAGATGCGTTTTTAGCGCGTCCTATTAGATTATATTCCTTGAACTGGAATTTGGCAGCAGACTTTTTCCTTGCTGCACAACCCTGGGTAACATTTCTTACTCAGCCACGTGTAGCAAATAGAATAAGCAACTATAAGAATATAAGGGGCAAGCTGCACCTTAAATTTATGGTTAATGGTAGTTCTTTCTACTATGGATTGTGTATGGCAAGTTATGTTCCATTACCCATTAATGATACATTTCAACCTCCATTAGACACTTCCAATGAAGCTCTTGTGTTGGCTTCTCAAAATCCCCATATATATATAGACCCTACAAATAGCGTAGGTGGTACTATGGTGTGTCCTTTCTTTTGGCCATACAATGCAGTAGATCTTACTAAGAGTGAGATGAATAATCTCGGTAATCTATATATTAGGAGAGTCGTACCGTTGTCACATGCTAATGGTGGCACTGATGGATTGAACATCACTGTACTAGCATGGATGACCGACGTTACATTGTCAGCACCCACTGCTTTGAATATTACTGGGTTAATCCCACAGAGTGGTGATGAATATGGAGATGATCCTAATAAACTTAAACCTACCGTGCTTACCAAGAGCAGAAATATTGTTACAACAATTGGCAAATATGCACGAGCATCAGAAATGGTCATGGAAGGTGCTATGGCCGCAATGAAATTATTAGGCTTCTGTAAACCAATACATTTGTCAATAACCAATCCCATGCGTCCTACAGTACTAGGAAATTTGGCCAACGTCAATATTAGTGATGCTACACAAAAACTATCGCTTGATGCCAAACAGGAAGTTTCTATTGACCCTCGCACTCTTGGTTTGAAACCAGATGACGAAATGAACATTATTGGCTTGGCACAACGTGAGAGTTATATAACTTCATTCACGTGGTCTGCGGCAAGCCCTGAAGGCACAGATTTACATTTTCACAATGTTACACCCTTGCAATATCAAACAGCTGGTACTATACCAGCTCAATATTATGCATTAACACCATCGGCTTGGGTATCTGTGCCTTTTACATACTGGCGCGGTTCAATGATGTTCAGATTCAAAATCGTTGCTTCGGCTTTTCACAAGGGCAGATTGCGTATTTCATACGATCCTTCTTATGCTACTAATGCAGATCAAATGAATGTGACGCAAAATCATATTGTAGATATTGCTGAGTGCAAAGATTTTTGTCTTAAGATTGGGTGGAATCAACCAAGATCATACCTTGATGTAGGAGATCTCGGATTGGAACCTTTTTCAAATGTTCCACTTCCTACCACTAATATCACCACAAATGGTTCTATCAAAGTGGAAGTACTAAATGAGTTGTCTTTGCCTTCTGCATCTAGTGATCCAGTTACTATCGTTGTATTCACATCAATGTGTGATGACTTCGAAGTACAAGGTCCTGATGGAGGTAAACTCTCTCAAATGATGTTCTTCCCCCAGTCTGGTGTAGAAGGGGTGGGAGAAAACCTTGAAGGTTTTAACGCCCCTTGTATGGACACGCCAGACTGTACTTTGGCACCTGAATTAGCAGAAGACCAGACGTCACAAATATATTTTGGTGAGAAGATCGTTTCTTGGAGGTCGTGTCTTAAAAGATACAACTATCATAGTTGCGGTTATCTCACTAATAATACTGGAGTAGCTAATTTTACTAGGCCTGTTATTCCTAATTACAGGGGAAAGTGCCCTACAGCTGTTAATAGCTCTAGTACTGGACCATATAACTACTCAGATATGACCTTGTTAAATTGGGTAATACCTGCATATGCAGGTATGCGGGGTAGTATGCGACATAAATTTGCTGTTTTTGGAGGAGCTTCAAATTCATCCATGCAAGCAGGTTCATTGGAGGTAGTTAGGTCTGCAGGTAAACCTGGGTGGTCAGAACAATTCTTCGCGTATGCCAC